AAGACCTTTGGTGGTCGAGCCTCTGGTCCAGCACCTCTTGTTGAGTTGTTCAACTTTGTTATCACTACCTTCAAAAATTCACAAGGACGTAAGCTATCTAGCATTGAGTGCCATGACATCATGTGTAAGATTGGTGAGGTAGTTGTCGTAGGTGGTGTACGTAGGTCAGCCATGATTAGTTTATCTAACTTGTCAGATGATCGTATGCGTCATGCTAAGTCAGGTGCATGGTGGGAGAATGATCCACAACGTGCCTTAGCTAATAACTCTGTGAGCTATACAGAGAAGCCAGATGCTGTATCCTTTATGCGTGAGTGGATGGCACTAGTAGAGTCAGGAAGTGGAGAGCGTGGTGTATTCAATCGTCAAGCAAGTAAGAAGCAAGCTGAAAAGAATGGTCGGCGTGATCCTAACTATGAGTTCGGGACTAACCCTTGCAGTGAAATCATCTTGCGTCCTAATCAGTTCTGTAACCTTACAGAAGTTGTGGTACGTGCTACAGACAGCATGGAAGATCTTGAACGTAAGGTTAGACTGGCTACGATTCTGGGAACCATACAATCCACCTACACCAAGTTTCCATACTTGCGTAAGGTGTGGAGTAACAATACAGAAGAGGAACGTCTGCTCGGTGTGTCACTCACAGGGATAATGGACAACTCCTTGATGACTATTAAGAACAAAGGCTTGGAGAAGACTCTTGAACATCTTCGTGGGATCTGTGTTTCTATTAATGCTGAATGGGCTGACCGTCTTGGTATACCTGTGGCTGCTGCAATTACATGCGTCAAACCATCGGGCACGGTCTCACAACTGGTGGATAGTGCCAGTGGCATACATGCTCGCCACAGTCCCTATTATATCCGTACTGTGCGTGGTGATAATAAAGATCCGCTAACACAGTTCATGACAGATCAAGGTATCCCTAGTGAGCCTTGTGTTATGAAGCCAGATCAAACCACAGTATTTAGTTTTCCTGTTAAGTCTCCTGAGGGTGCAGTAGTTACTGAAGATATGACAGCCATTGAGCAACTAGAGACTTGGTTGATGTATCAAAGATCATGGTGTGAGCATAAGCCTAGCGTTACGATAAATGTACGAAAAGATGAGTGGTTTGAAGTGGGTGCCTTTGTGTACAAATACTTTGATGAAATGTCAGGTGTATCCTTTTTGCCTTACAACGAACACACTTATCAACAAGCACCTTATCAAGAAATAAATAAGGATCACTACAAAGACTTGCTTTCTTCAATGCCCTCTGCTATTGCTTGGAGTGAGTTGGCTAACTACGAGAAGGAAGATAACACAGTCTCAATGCAGACAATGGCCTGTACAGGTGATGTCTGTGAGATGGTAGACATAACATAAGGAGATAGATATGTTTGAAGTAATGACGTTCTTAGCAGGTGCTGTGATTGTAGCAGACCTTGTTATTCCAGTGGCATTAGAAACAATTTCAGGGTTGTTCTAATGTATGTTCTAGTGCTCATAATGTTCTTTGAAGATAGGTATAAGATCCAAGGTCATGATACGTTCTTTCCAAGTCAGCTTGCTTGCCATCAGTTTGCAGCTCCACTTAAAAAAAGACTTATGGACACTAGACCTTCACCCAATTCTGATGTAAAATACTACTGTTTTGAAGTTCCAAAAGAGGTTTAAATGAAATACGATCCAGTAAATAGCCCAGCGCATTACAAGTTAAGTGGTGGGATAGAGTGCATTGATTATATTAAACAGGTACTAACTCTTGATCAGTTCATAGGTTACTGCCACGGCAATATGATTAAGTATCAGCACAGGTACATGTACAAGGGTAACCCTGTGCAGGATATGGAGAAAGCAGAGTGGTATTTAAACAAGATGCTAGAGGCAATGGAGGAGAAACATAAATGAGGCCATACGAAGAAGGTATAAAAGACTTTAGGGAGGGTAGCTTAGGCAACCCTTACAAGGTCAATACAAAACCTAACAGGGAGTGGGAGATGGGCTTCAACAAAGCTTACTTCCGTAATCTTGAGAGAGTAAAGCTGAATGAACAAAAACAAAAAGAGTCTTGAAGAAGAGGCCAAAAGTTACAGGCAGAAAAAGATAAAGCCACCGCTTAAGAACAAAGCACTTACATCTCGTAGGTACTTAGCTGGTCAAGCGATGGCTGCACTATTATCAAGGTCTCCAGGTCATGTTCACAGAGGAGATATAAAACGTGAGTCATATGATTGGGCAGACTTTATGTTAGAGGATGATGAGGACTAGCTACTGAAGCTTAAAGTCATTATAACTTTTAAC